CGGGCAACTTTTACGGCAAGGGGGACAAGGTGGTTGAAACACTATGCGGCACTCTTATCCCCGCATCCTTCAGCACGGACAAAATCGTGGGCAGGACTTGGGACATCGACGGAACTCTCGCAAGCGGAACCATCAAGCCTCTGCAAACGGGCTATCGATTGGCGCAGTATAACTTGATTGAAGGGCAGACCGAGTGGGCCTACCAATACGGGGTCAGCGGGAACACGGCCCTATCCGTGGGCATCCTCAAGATGCCCTTCGTGTCCCACATTGACAACCCATACGCCCCGAATGTGGACCTCACCTTCGGGCAGCCAAGGTTGGTGTACTACAACGCCGTGAACGCAAGCGGGTCGCCGTACGCCTACACCAACAACAACCTCTACAACAATTACTGGCTGAACTATATCAACGAAACCGTATCGCAGGAAGCCTTGCAGTTGGAACTCACGATGCTGCTCTCGTCCGTGGACATCTACCAACTGGACTTCCGCAAGCCCGTCTATTACGGCGGTATTCGTTGGAGGTTGCTGGAGATTCGGGACTACCTGGTCGGGCAGATGAAGCCCTGCCGTGTGACCCTGCGACGCATACTGAACCTGACCGACTTTGCTGCAACCACGACCACCCCGATTGCAAGCAACCCCGAATTTTTGTTTAACGGTCCCATTGACCCCGACCCTGTGGACCCAGGATATGAACCCCCGATAAACCCCGAACTCCCTTCTGAAGGATAACCATGGCAGATGTAACCAAAGAGATTGCACTTGAGGTAAGCCTCAAGGATAGCACAAGCGCAGGAACGCAAAGCGCAAAGCAGCGTCTGCGTGAGATGCAGAAAGAATTGATTGCAATGGCTCAAGCGGGCCAGCAAGGGACTGATGCGTTCAAGAGATTGGAACAACAGGCGGGTTCGCTCAAGGATGAAATCGGTGATGTCAATCAGCGAATCAAGAATCTCGCATCCGACACCAAAAGGATTGACGCTTTTGTTGGTGCGGTGCAGGGCATAGCAGCAGGCTTCCAAATCGCTCAAGGAGCGGCGGCATTGTTCGGCGATGAAAATGAGGACTTGCAAAAGGCAATGCTCAAGGTGCAAGGGGCGATTGCTTTAGCCAACGGGGTTCAGCAGGTGGCCAACCTATTGCAGAAGGAATCATCGGTAATGATGGGGCTAAATACCCTTGCAACAAAAGCCTACGCCACGGTCGTAGGTGATGCAACTGAAAAAACGAGGTTGTTTAGGCTTGCCCTTGCGGGATTGGGGCTTGCGGGAATCTTGGTCGTGCTTGGCTTGATTGCCGAAGCCATGGGTTTTTTTAACAAAGTGACGGAAGAGGCTACAAGTTCGCAAAAGGACTTGAAACGCTCCTTGGAAGATACTGCTGGAACACTTGAGTACTATGAACGGAAACTCAAAGCCAACGGAGCAACCGAGGCAGACCTTGCCAAAATCCGCAGGAAGGCCCTTGAAGCAGAAAAGGCTGAACTTGAACGCAAGTTGCAGGAAGATGTCGCTCGCTTTGGGGTTAAAAATGATAAGTACCAAACGGCTTTGCGCCAAGAGATTGAGTTGCTTGACATCAAAATCAAGGAAGAATCCAAGATAATTAACCAAGCGGCAAGCACTCTATCAGCAGCAGAAAAGTCAAGAAGGGACAAAGCCCTTGCTGACCGCAAAGCCGAACAGGAGCGAACCAAAGCCATTGAAATTGAAGGCTATTACGAGCGTCTTGAATTACAAAAGCAATTTTCGACAGAATACGAGGATGCAATAATTGCAGGGATGCGAAAGGAAGCGGCTGCAAGGATGCGATTTGCGTCTTTGGAAAATGCAAGGGACAAGGCATCAAAGGAGGGTCAACTCCAGCGTGAGGCTGACTTGCGTCAAGCCCAACAACAAATGGCTGACCAATCGTTCTCTATCATTGGCGACATCATCACGGCAACGGCAGGGCAGAGTGAGGCAGCACAACGGAAGGCGTTTAACATAGCCAAGGCGGCAAGCATCGCTCAAGCCATCGTCAACACCTACCTCGCCGCAAATGCGGCATTAGCAATGGACCCTCTCAAGGAAGTGTTCCCAGGTCAGCGATTCGTGCAGGCAGCACTTACGATAGCCGCAGGTCTTGCAAATGTGGCCAAGATTAAAGCGACTCAATTCCAAGGTGGTGGAGGTGGCGGAAGTTCTGCGCCATCCCCTGCCGCTGGTAATGCGACTATGACCCCGCCTCCAACCTTTACAAGCCCGCAAACGACCAACCTCGGAACGGGTGACCTGTCATCGGGTCAGGGTCAGCAGAACCAACCCATGCGGGCCTATGTCGTTGAGCGTGACATTCAGCAGACGACCAGCAGGGTGCGCCGCTTGTCCGAATTTGCAACATTGGGGTAAGGATTACATATCCCCACATGGAACTTCCCGTGTACCGAATGACCGTGGACGAGGTGGACGAAGGCGTGCAGTTTGTCGCCCTCGTTGATATGCCTGCGATTGAAAAACCCTTCCAAGCCTTTGCCAAGACCCCGCAAAGATTCGCCGAAACGGGAGAACGCAGGGTGCTGACGGGACCGCTCATGCTTGCCGACACACCCATCTATCGGAAGGACGACACCTACGGCGAGTATTATGTCGTGTTTGACAAGGCCACCATCCGCAAAATCGTGCAGAAGTACTTCAAGCAAGGCAACCAGCACAATGTGAACGCTTACCACAATGCAGAACTCGATGGCGTGTTCATGTTCGAGAGTTACATCACCGACACCGAGCGGGGCATAATGGCTCCCAAAGGCTACGAGGACACCCCCGACGGCTCTTGGTTTGGTTCCTTCAAGGTTGAGAACGACGAAGTGTGGGAGAACCGCCACGCCTTCAAAGGTTTCTCCGTGGAGGGCTTGTTCGGGATGAAAAATACAGGAACCGAACTGGAGGTCGCACTTGCGGGCCTCGCAGACGATTTGACTAACTTTTTGCAACATATCCAACCAAACTACAAATCCCAATAACATGAACTTAAAAGCAGCCATTGACACTTTGCGGACCGAACTCCGCAAGTTCACAACCCAAAAGCAATCCTTTGCCGACTACAAGTTGGTGGATGGAACCGTTGTCCGTGTGGACGGCGACCTCGTTGCAGGTACCGCCGTGTATGTCATCACCGAGGACGAAACCCTTCCTGCTCCTGACGGAGAGCATCAAGTGGAAGGTGTTGGAACAATCAAGACCGAAGGTGGCAAAATCACCGAAGTTGTCGTAGCCGAAGCCCCAGCACCTGTTGAAGAAGTCGCCGTTGCTGCTGAGATAACCCCCGAAGTTGCGGGTGAAGTGGTGAGTGAAATCGCCGAAGGTTACCCAATGGTGGACCCCGCAATGGTTGAAGAAATCGTCAAGAAGCACTTGGTGAGCATCATGGAGGAACTCAAAGCCGCCTACGCTGAAATGGGCAAAATGAAGGACAAGATGGCCGCATTTGCATCGCAGATGGAAACCATGACGGACATTGTCGAGAAGGTCGCCGAACTACCATCCGAAGCCCCGAAGCCAACCGCCTCCGCTATTGTGGAGCAACGGAAGGCCGCTGCCCAGCAGAACTTCAACGCACTCGCACAAGCAATCCAAACTCTCAAAAAATCCAATTAATCCTTAACCCCCAAAACAAAAAGCCATGGCTTATTCATTCGTTGCACCGCTGACTACTTACACCGAGCAGCAGCGCCTCCCCCTCATCACCAAAGCGGTATTCTCCGCCCGTTCCGCAGCCTTGTTCACCAAACAGGTGGGCATAAAATCGTCTGCTGCACTTAACCTCATGGACACCGACGCAAACATTCAGTCGGGAACTGTCTGCGGTTGGTCTGCAACAGGTAACACTACTTTCACCCAGCGTAACATCACCGTAGGTGCAATGAAAATCCAAGAGGCTCTTTGCCCTCGCTCACTTGAGCAGTACTGGATGCAGTCCCAGTTGACCGCTGGTTCTACCTACGACGGCGTTCCATTTGAGCAAGCATTCGCCGAGCAGAAGGCTCTGCGTATCGCCGAAGCCTTGGAAACCGCTATTTGGCAGGGCAACGCTTATTTCAGCGGTGTAAACCAATTGCTGAACGCTGCATCGGGTTCTACCGTTCTTGCTAACGCTTCCTCCACAACTTGGAACCCAGTATCGGCTTCCGTTGGTATCACGACTTCCAATGTCATCAGCATCTTTGACAAGGTTTACAACGACATCCCGCAGGCCATCTTGACCCGTAATGACCTTGTAATCTTCTGCGGTTGGAACAACTTCCGCACCTTGATTGGAGCCTTCAAAGCCAACACGGGTGTGATGTATAACCAGGTGGATTTGCAGGGCCTTGCCG